AGTGAGAAGGAACTACCACTAAAAATGGACGATGGAGAGAAGTACAAGGTACTCCAGTACGATCAAACAATAGGTCTATTAGTTGAGGCAATTAAAGAGTTATCTGCAAAGGTTGAAAAATTAGAGGAGAACTAGTATGGCAATGCAATCTTCAGGCCAGATTAAATGGTCAGAGATACAAACTACACACGGGGGTTCACACCCAATTAATATTTCCGAGTATTATGGTAAGTATTATACGTCTGGGGGTTCACGAAGAGCAACATCAGGTATGCAAAAAGCATCCTATCTATTTAGCACAAGCCCAAGTATAACAGGTGATTGGTCTGGGTATGGAAGCTACGGTAGCTGTTCAGTCAGCTGTGGCGGTGGTACTCAAACACGTACTAGGTCTTGCACTAACCCTGCGCCTTCTTACGGGGGGTCCAACTGTTCGGGTTCCGCTACGGATTCGCAGTCCTGTAACACGCAGTCCTGTATCACATTTATCAGCGCCTCTGGAGGTACTATATCTACTTCAGGTAACTACAGATACCATAAATTCACAGGATCAGCCAACTTTACAGTTGCTAGCACCAGCAATACATACAATACTTTAGAGTATGTTGTAGTTGCAGGTGGAGGATCTTGTGGTAGAGGTAATAAATGTGGAGGGTCTGGAGGAGCAGGAGGATATCTTACTTCCAGTGCCGCATCAACAACAGGTAATCATTGGGCTACAGTAGGTGGTGGAGGAAGTGGCCCCGGTAGTTATTCTTCAGGGAATAATGGCGGAAGTAGCTCTTTTAAAGGACTATCGTCTACAGGCGGCGGCGGGGGCGGGGGTAACTATGAAGGCTCTCTATATGCAGCTGGCTCAGGTGGCTCAGGTGGAGGCGGAGGCGGTACAGACGGGTACTCAGGCTCCCCTAGTAAATATGGTAATGGCACAGCTGGGCAAGGAAACCGCGGAGGAAACGGCTACGGAGTATGTTGTGGTCACTCAGGTGGAGCGGGCGGCGGAGCTTCCGGTATAGGAGCTAATGGCCCTAACGACCGTTATAACTCAGCTGCTGCAGGCCCAGGTACCTCTTGGTTGAACGGAACTACGTATTCAACAGGTGGTCAAGGTGGTAAAGAGCAGAGCGCTACCTGCTCCAATGGATCAGGTAGTACAGGAAACGGAGCACGAGGTTGCGGAGGTAATAATAGCTCCTCAGGTGGTTCAGGAATTGTAGTTGTTAGATACAGATACCAATAAGGAATTAATATGGCACATTTTGCAAAAATAAACAGCACGGGGGAAGTAGAGGACGTAGTTGTCCTAAACAACGCCGACATACTTGATAGCAACGGCCTAGAGGTAGAAAGCCTAGGCATTGACATCTTAACTAACTCACCTGAAGATGCCGGGGAGGTATCTTGGGTACAAACTTCTTACAATAATAGCATAAGAGGAATGTACGCTACTATAGGGGGCTCATACGACTCCACTAGCGACACTTTTAGGCACGCCAAACCCTTTAGCTCTTGGGTATGGGGTACTACAGAAGGAGAGTGGGTGGCTCCAGTAGCTAAACCTGCTCCTGCTGAAGATGTATTCGGTTTTGAACTAGAATCAATAGACTGGGATGAGAACTCCCTATCTTGGGCCGTGTCGGCCACTCCTTGGGCACACTATGCCAGGTATAACTCTGATGGGTCCTACGAAGGAACCACGGTTTCTATGCCTCTATCGTATATCCTAGACGACAATAGTGCCGAGGACGATGAATTAGGAGTAATTCTAGCACTAGACTACAAGGGTGTAGGGGATTGGCAAAGAGTAATAGAGCTACCGTAAGGGGCTACTAAGGAGAATTTACAGTGGCAATGCAATCATCGGGTCAGATAACCCTTTCAGAAATGGCAACAGAGTTCGGGGATACCGCACCTTATCAAATGAGCGAATACTACGGAGGGGGCGATTTAGTGCCTGCTGGTGCAAACCCAGGAGTGTCTTCTTCCGGGATGATACAGATAGGACAGTTTTATAATTCAGTATCTGCTACAGTATTAACTATTGCTTCTAATGTCAACAATTATGACATTGGTGCTGCTGCAATTGCAGCAGGGGGTGACAAATCTACTCCTGTTATTCTTACTATTAACGCAGGCGTTACTGTAGGCTCTACATCTAGTGGAACTGCTGCTATGTTTACAGGTACAGGGTGGTCTAGTGGTACAACTATTACTATTACTAATAACGGCTCTATTGTAGGCTCTAGTGGTTCAAACTCTACAGGCACAGGCGGCACAGGTGGTAACGGAGGTACTGGCGCACGTTCTGTTTATTACGAGAACGGTGGGACTGGTGGGTCCGGCTCTACAGGCTCTGGTTCTGCAGACTCATCTACAAACGGTGGCAATGGTTACGACCACCAACAAACAGGTACTAACTTATCAACCGTATTCGCTACAACTGGCACTCGTACAGGTGGTTCAGCAGGATCGACCACCTTCCAAGGCGGCGGTGGTGGCGGTGGTGGCGGTGGCGCTGCATATCATTACTGCAACGGAAATAACTATTTTGTTAGTGCCGGTGGTGGCGGTGGTGGAGCAAGAAGCGGTAGTGGAGGCTCTGGGGGTAATGATAATAATGGACCTGCAGGGTCGAGTGGTTCAAGCGGTGGCTCTACTACAGGAGGTGCTGGAGGTAATGGCGCATCCGCTTCTTACAGTAGTGGAGGTCATGGAGGAAATGGAGGCAACTTAGGTAGCTCGGGTTCAGGTGGCTCTACTGTGTCCAGGAACTGCCCAGGTGGTTGGTGGCAAGGTGGTAAAAATACTCCAGGTGGAGGCGGCTCGGCAGGTTCTACAGGCTCTGCATCAGGCTCGACAGGTTCAGCATTAACAGGAAACACAGGGCAAATTAGTTAAAGGAATATTATTATGGATTTACAAGCAAAAAGAATTAGCGGAAGTACATTCTCAGCAGAAGATAAATTAGAAGTTATCTTTAGTTCTGATAACCAACCTATGGCATCAGTAGTACATACGATTGAATTAGTGTCAGGTGTTAATGTTACTCACGGTGGCGGTGGTCAACCTGATGAATACCTACACTATAAGGCAACAGAAAGAGATGCTGATAGTAATGGTATTATTGACTATTCAAATGTTGAAATGGCATTAGTACAAGACACTCAAGGCACATCAGTTGTTAAGGTTACGGCTCAAGTGCTAACCAAAGGTGAGGCAGATGCTTTTAATACTGAATTTAAGGCTTGGAATGAGCGTAAAGAAGTAGCTGAGAGTTTAGATGAAGAATTTACAGAAGAATCCCCTACATTTGAACCAACTATATTAACAACAGGTGAGATTACTTTGGAGTGGTCTGACGATAACTTTGTATAAAAGGAGACTAAATAAGTCCCTACTAGTTTGATACAAGTACCAATAAGATAGACAATAAAAAACCCGCAATTACGCGGGTTTTGTTGTTTTTTAACTTCTCTGCCAAACCCAATCGTCTTTACAACGATCAGTAAGCCAGTCATCTAACTTAGCCATATAAAATCCTTCTGAGTAGTACAAGTGTCTATAGTCATTTACTGGCTCCTGTAAGAACGCACAAAACCACTTACTCCTATCAAACTTAAAGACAAGTAGAGGGTGTTCTGCTTCATTCTCCCTCTGCTCTCTTAGAGTCTGCCCCCACCACTCAACTATTTGGGGGGTTTTACCTGTTAATAGTCTACTTGTAAGATGGTCATCTTTATAGTGCTTCACTTCCACACTATACTTCATTAGTTCCTTGGGTATATACACATCACCCTTCAGTCCATGCTTAGCATCTAAGGCCCCAGATAGAGGGATCCTCTCCCAGTTCCAACCTGTTTCCTTCCTTAGAACTACACACAAGGCGGCTTCTGCGCGGCTACCTTTCGCTTTACTCTTGTTTGTCGAGGGCATTCATTAATTCCTCCATAACTTCTTCATCTGTCTTAAAATTACCAGATTCTATATTGCGAAAAGTTTCTAGAACTTCATCAGCAGTGGCTAGTCCTACGGCTACTACCTTTCTAACCCCCTTATCGAAAATAAAATTAGTAGGGTACATACTAGGCTCAAACATTAAATCTTGAGACAAGAACGGTACCTCTACTTTATATATACTCCAATTAGGTAGTTGAGCTTCAACCCCTTCTAATATTTCTTCAAAGTATTCACAATTAGGGCACCCTTCTGTGGACCATACCACACTTACGTACTCCTTCTCTGTTATCTTGCCTAATGCTTCTTCTTTTGTTACTTTAATCATTTATCCAACCTCGATATCTTGTTTTGTTTTACCACGTTAATTTTAGTCAATAATGGGTGGCTCCATCCATGACTTACTAGAAAAGTATTAAGATCGTGTTCTCTGAGTAGTACCTCAATTAACTTCTCCCTGCCTTCGTCATCTAAAACTCCAATAACTTCATCTAAGAATAGCACATTGATTTTTGACTTAGACAACGTACTCATTAGTTTTCTGATAGCCAATAAAGTGGAGGTATTAACTCTAGCTAACTCCCCACTACTTAAAGCAAGGATATCAATATCTTGACCTTCGTCCGATATAACTACATTTAACTTATCATTAGTAATAACAAACTCTAGCCCGAACCTACCGTCTGATAGCTCAGATAAGTACTGGTTTACTAAGTCTTCTAAGTCCTTAACTAAGTTTTCAATCTTATAGGCTACTAGACCATTTGTGCTAAAGGCTTTCTTCAGCACTTCTAGGTTGGCATATACGTTATTAGTTTTCTTAAGTTTTGATTCTTCAGATAATAACTTTAGTTTAAATTCTTTTACTTGCTTAACCAGATAATCTAACTCTGTATTAAATTTTGTAATTTCATTATTTTGAGATGATATATCCCTAATCTCTCTTTGTTTTTCTGAAATTTCCTTTGTGAATTTAGCAATCTTCTCTTCAAGCTCGATTTTGTCTTCAGTTTTACTAGGTAATTTACTATCAACCAGGCTTGAAAGTTTTTCAAATTTATCAACTACAGATTTATGATTTTGATAATTCTGTAAATCTTTCTTTAAGTTTATTACAAGGTTTTGTACTTCATTCTTTCTTCTAGTACTTACGGATACAATGTCCTTATGCTCCCCTAACAGCTCTGCAGTCTTACTGGTATCTATATCTTGTAAACAGGTAGGGCAAGAATCCCCTAAGGACTCAATCTTTTTAAGCACCGTATTAGCCTGTGCTATGATAGTTTTTAGGGAGGTAAATTCCTCATTAAATTCCGCAATCCCAGTAGGTGCCGAAACCTCCTTAGTTAACTCAGTAGAGCTTAGACCAGATAACTGCTCTTTGTACTGATTATTAATATTAATTTTATTATTAATATCTATAATGTTATCGTACTTTTCCTGTACTAGAGCCCTTTTAGATATTAAATCCTCGGGGGCGTTAGGAACTTCTATTAGACTCTTCTTCTTAGTACTTACTATTGGATTAGTAGATACCCAAGCATTAATCGTATCTATACTACCTCTAATTTCTGATACTTCATTACTTGCTTCTTTATGTGCCGTCTTGAAGTTATCAAATAGTGTAAGATAATTATCCAAGTTCAACAACTCAATAAGGAATTTCTTTCTGTTAGTATCTGTAGCAGTTAGAAACTGTAAAGAACTAGTAGTACTTTGATATACTAACTGACTGAAAGTTTTGAAGTCCATACCTATAACATTTTGTACACTTTTAAACGTATTAGTAGCAGTATGTGAGGATATATCATCTCCATCGCAGGTTAGCACCACTTTAATACTTGCTTTTCTATTTACTGATATACTATAATCTCTGTCGTCTATACTGAAATCCAGTGATATACTATATCCTTTATCTTTATTGTGTCTATTAACAATGTCTACTTTCTTGATACCTTTAGAGTTTTTGTTAAATAACGCTTCCTCTATTAGTAAGGGGATGGAGCTTTTACCTGTACCATTAGTACCCACAAGTTGTACAATTAAGTCTTTCTCTAAGTCTAGTACATTATCTACTCCATAAGAGAAACAGTTAGACCATTTTAGTTTTTTAAGTATAATCATGATAGGCTCCTTTTTTCGGTGAAATTAAAATTTACCACAAGCCTATAAGGTGTCTTAGTAGGGGTGGAGGATGAGTGAAATGAGTACCCATTAATAAATACTACTCTATTCGCCTTAGGGCTGATTTTCTGTAGTATAGACATTTCCGCCTTTGACTGTTCTATTATACTCGTGCCACTTTCTTCTCTATAGGTACCTGAGTATACTGCAGTATCCCCGTCAGTAGTATTCAAGTACAGTAGACCTGTAGTATGCGGAGTGTCTAGATCAACGTGTTTTTCATGGGTGTACTGTTCCTTCGTAGAAGTAATCAGTCCTAATCTAATTCCTAATATAGTGTCTATCTTTCTTCCTGCTTTATCACATGCAACGATAATAGAGTCATGTAGCATTTCAGAATAAGGTGAGCAAAACTCCCCTCCTTCTAACATATTATGGCAGAAGCTGTGCCCTTGCGTATCATAGGTACTTGTGGAGTCCGGTCTATACGCAGTACGTTTAAGAAAGTAAAAGGGTACTACCTTAAAATCTAGTAATTTGCTTTGCACTTTTTCAAATAGACCAGTAGGTAAGCAGTTATCTAGTACCTGAGCCCCGTTTTTAAGTGTAATCATGATAAACTCCTAGAACCTCTTTTACTTTCTTTTCATTTAATCCCATAATAAACTGTAAGTATTCAGATAGCTCATCCTCTAATGTCATTTCTGGGGTTAATATAAGTGCAGAGTCGTTATGTCTCTTTATTAACTTTTTATCTAATAATTCATTATCCTTATCTACTTTGACTAGGTCACTTACATCCCCTTCTAGTTCATATATAGTGTGGTGATAGTTAGTTCTAATCATTTGATCTGGGTGACTAACCGTCTGCCTAATGAGCTGCGGTAGCTTTAGCTTAAGCCAAGACCACTCCATAGTGTCGCTTTCGAATAATAATACTCCTGTATCTACAGGATTTCTATGAAAGGAGGTAGTCACTGGACTTCCAGGATATACTATGTTACCCTGTGAATTAGAGTGAGAGTGTAAATCTCCTGCAATAACTAGCTCCCAGCCCTCTAGTTTCTTCAAGTCAATTTCAGGACTTACGTGTGGAGGGATCTCACCTCTTACATGTGTAAATAGAGTACGTCCTGTGAAATCCTCCGGGTCAAACTCTTTTAGCTTATTATAAGGAATAAAGTCCATATCTTCTAGCTTATAGTAGTCATCAATAATCTCTACTAAAGGGTTTATAGCTTTTGTAACTTCCTTTAAGTTAGTAAAGAATGATGTATCCTTTTTTACTGCTTCGTGATTGCCTGGATAGATAATAGTTCTTATACTAATATCCTTTATGTACTTGAAGTACAGGCTTAACTCGTCTAACGTAGGCATCCTATCAAACAGGTCTCCACCTATAACGTGTAAATCCACTGTTTTCTCTAACTTGTATAGTTCTGCGAATAGCAGCTCGTACCTATTAGTCGCCCACTCCCGTGGTACGCTTTTCTGTCCTAACTTAATGTGCCAATCCGCTGTGAATAAAATCTTCATTGTTATTTCCTATATGCGATAAAAAAGCCCCATATGCAGGGGCTTCCTTATTTCTTGTTACTTACAGTAGTTCAGTAACTTCCTCTGCAACTTCTGCCGGTACATTATCAGAACCACCATTTTCAAGGATTCTAGTTTCAATGAACTCCTTCTGTTGGTCTGCTGATGGGCGGCTAATAACATCGTCAATATTAGGCAACTCTTTAGTAGCTTCTAATTCAGCTTCATCTAAAGGGCGTACCTTACACTTCAACACTTGCAAGGTGTACTCTACATTAAAAGGTAGAGGACCAGTCTTTTGCTTCTTAAATGCTAGGTCCCACCCAGTTGTTGGGTCTGTTGGATCCCCTAAGTCTTCTGCTGCTACCATTACTGCTTCAAATAACTTCTTTTTAAGGTTAAGCACTTTAACTTTACCGTCATCGGGGTCAATGCACTGTACTGCGTACGCCCATGAACATTTCATATCTGTATGGTAGTGTCTTACCCAGTCCTTTTCAATATTTGTAAATTGTTCTTTATCTCTGTCAAAACCTAAGCACTCCATAGGGACACGCTTACCGTCTGCTGTTGTTACCCAATAAACATATCTAGGAAGAACGTCTCCTACTATGCGAACAACATTGTTGCCTTCTTTGTATGTGTATGCGTCTACTGAAGACTTCTTTGCTTTACCTGTTACATTGCCAAATTTAATTGCCATATTCTTTTTCCTCGTAATAAAATGTTATATTATCTTGCTCATCAAGTTCTAATAAAGGATTGTCCTCTATATCTTTCCGAGTTATCTCTGTATATCTATATGGTAAGGTTGTTACACCCTGCCACTT